TGAATCCCGAAGTCAATCGATATGTTTTGAATCCCCTCGAGCTGCGCGCCGTTAATCATAACCTTGCCAACCGTGAACGCCTCGCTTACTCCTGGACTTCCCACCAGCGCCTGGCTGGCGGCTATGACGACCGGATCATTCGTCCCATCATAAGTCGCTACCGCTTCATAGCTAAGTGTGGCCGGCGCGTCCGGCGCCGCGTTCAGAGTCCTCGGTATAATGATCCCTTGCTTAACCGTCATCAAGAGATGGCTCGCCCCCGCAGCGCGCGTCCCCCCCTCGACCAATTTCTGAAACCAGAACTGGGCTCCGAGCTCATCGACGTCGGCCTTGATCGCCAGCCCCGTCAATCCGCACTTGGCCAGGACAGCCGCAATCTTGGTCGTCGTGAAACCCAGCACCGGCGCCTGGCCCATGACGGCCACATAGGTATTATAGACACTGCCGTCGGCACCGATCAGGACATGCTGAATCGCCGGATCCAGCGAAAACTCCTGAATCTGATCAATAAGAATATCGCTGCCCTCGCCGGCTGCGATGTCCACGTTTACAGCATACAGAGTATAAACGTCCATAAGTTATCCTCCTAAATGGTTCCCGTAGAATGGCCGCGGGTGATATCGATAACCGAAGCGCCGGTATCGATCGCCCGCTGAATCTTCCTGTTCAATACCTTTGCAAGTACCCCCGCGTCTTTTTCGCTTATGGCCGAAAGCTCCCTTGATATGCTGGGCCCGGCCCATGAGATTGGTCCGGCCTGGCTCCCCGCACTTCGATATATCCAGGCCGGCAAATTTTTGAGTACTACGTTCGCACCTTTCGAATTGCCCCGGATGTCCCTGATCCGTTTGGCCGCCCTTTCCAAGGTTCCGGTGAATACAAGCGGCCGCTGGTGATGATACCGCTTGCCTTTCTTTATCATGTATTTTTTGGTCCGTGGCATATAGTCGTATTCATTGGCCCCAGCCCGCGTAAAATGCTTCGGCAATATAAATTTATGCCAATACATTCCGGCCCACTCCCACGCCTCACCCAGGATCCCGCGCCATTCTTTAGCCGAAAAGCCTGTGCCCCTGCGCTTGATAGTTTGTTTTATGGGAATCATATCCCGTCATACCCCACTCTAAAAATCACCTCGTAAAAATCCCCGATGGTTGCCTTCTCGTCTTCCAGCGGCCGCTGCGGACCCTCATCAAGAATCATGCTTATAATATTAAGATAGCCGGCCGTGCCGGCCAGGGCCTCCATATCGCTGAGGACAGCGCCGATAGTGTTTAAAAACGTATACGCTGCATCGGCCTCGTCGTGAGCTGCATTGACGGATCCACGGAATAGCAGCGCCAGATCTCCCTCCTGCGTAAACCAATTCCGGGCGCCCCCGGCATGCATCGATCGCTGAAAGTTTTCAGCAAAGTCCACAGCTGCCATGGGCAAAGTATACGATGTAGAAAAAATAGGATAGACCCGGGCCAGGGCCGCAGTCGCATTGCCCGCACTGACCCACGTCTGAAAATTGCTGCTGCCTGCAACGGTAAGCCGAAGATTGTGAAGCGGCTTCGAAAACATCCCTGACGGCGCCACACTCATCTCTGAACCCTCCCAAAGTTGCCAGGCCCGATTCCACGCTGCACCCGGCGCTCAAGCTGCATCGATATAAGCGGAGTCGCCGCGCCGATTGTTTTTACTGCCCAGACAACCGAGTCTATGGTGAATGTATCTCGATTGTCCGGAGTCGCCACGTCGCCCGGGCTGACGATGATAACACCGAGCGCGACGTCCTGTTCGCCGTCGGGATAATATTCCGGAAGCGTTTCGTTCGGTGACCAGAGCGCGGTGATAATCGCCGGAGTCCCGCCGTTTGGATTGTAGGTTACAGACTTGCCCAGGACAGCCGTCAAGGAATCCCAGCCCGTACCCTGCATGATATCTTCAAAAATCGATGCCACGGGCCACCTCTACATAGGAATCGCAACCACACTGAAAGTGAAAGTCTGATCAGCCGGATCGTCGGCATCCGGTACCACTACCCACGCCGCACGCATCTCCAGCCCGATCAGATTTCGTATGGCCGCAGCGGCCAGGGCCGATCCGTTCTCAAACATCGTCATTGCGCCGTCGGCTGATATCTTTCCGAAAAATCTAAGCGTGTTCGATCCGTTCCCGAGAATCTGAGTAAAATGAACTACGTCCACCCAGTTGGTCCCGTCCAGCTTCATCTGAATAGACACATCGAGCTCGTCGCCAACATCGGTCGCGGCATTTGTCAAATCAAGAACAAAGCCTAATCCCCTGCACTCGGGCAAACGAAAAGCGCTGCCATTCCCGGTCGCCGTCACCGCAGCAGAAGCCGCAAGCACCACCGGCTCATACATAGATGTCGCCATAACTTTCTCCTGTTAAAAAAGCCGGGCGAATCGTACAAGACCCGCCCGGATTAAAACGAACCTTATGCCGCCGGCGCGAGTATGCTTATGCCGGTCGTGGCATCAACCTGAGTCGCATGCGTCCGGTCAACGCAATAATTGCCGGCCCAGTGATCGGCCGTCCCGCCGTAGTAGCACGCCTGGTGATAAAGCCCGCCGATGAAATTCCCGGTGACTATATTCAGGCCAGTCGCCGCACCGTGAATGTCGATGCCCAGGACGGTCACTCCAGCAGAACCGGCTGCCAGTAAACCCGTCGAGGCAAAAACATTATTCCGAATTATGCTCTGCCTCATCGGCGCCACGATATCATTCAGATTTGAATGAAACAAGTTGCCCTGAATAACCACGCCGCTCAAATCCGCTGCGCCCGAACTCTTGATCGCAGTCCCATAAGTGGCGGTATTATTGTAAACAAATTCGCAGTCCAGAATGTGCAAGTTGTCTGACTGCCCATCTGAATAGATGGCATACCAGGAACCACCGCGGCCCTGGAATCGGCAGTTTACAATATACGTCTGCTTTGATGCGCCGGTTAAATGGATCGCCGCCGGAACGCCGGCAGTATAGGTGTTCGGCCTGAATCTGATATTCTCTATCCAGCAATTGGCATTGGCTGCAATCGTCAACGACACCGTGTCAGTAGCCCCTTGCCAGAGCGCCTCGGACGAATTCGAACCTACACCGATTATGCGCAGCCCCGCCTTGCCGGTTACCGTTACCGCCTCGCTGAAGGTGCCACGGATCAGGATCGTATCCCCCGCCGAAGCCAGGGCAACCGCACGCGCGATCGTTAGCAACGGCCGGCGCTTCGAGGACCCATCATTTCCATCACGCCCGCTTGCAGAATCCACAAAAAACACATCGCCCATAGGCTGGGCGCCAGACATTTTTTCTTGGGCAAGCATCGTACCCGCTGAAAAACCCATGTCATTTCCTTTCAAGAATGTGCCGGCGGCTCATCGTCCGCCGGCTGGCCTAATATATCCTACAAACAACCACCCCACGCTTAAGCCGTGGGCGCGGTCGATGCGGCAAGAGACTGAACTACGTACACGTAATCCAGAGCGCCGATCTCACAGTCAAAAGCCACGCGCGCCTGGAAGGCGATTCTTGACTTTAGAAAACTCTCGGTGTCTCCGGCGATCGTCACAAACTCAAAACGCAGCTTCCATTTGCGAATGAACTGCTTCTGGAACCAGCCGAAGTACCACGCGGTCGTCGAAAGATCGTCGACCTTCGGACTAGAGAGCAACTTCGGACGATAGCGGACCCGGGGCCCCCAGTTATTAACCTCGTTCTCCACGCCCGGCTCGAGCTCACTGTTGAGCAGCTTCGATGCTATGCCGGCCAGGGCATCCGGCACCAGCAGCGTACAACTTGCCACCGGTATCGAGATCCGCTTCTTCCGGCTATTCAGCATGGCCGCCAGGAGCTCGCGCACTGCATCGAGATCCGTGGTGTCCACAAGCGCGTTATTGGCCACGCGCGTTCCGCTCGGGGCCCGCGTCCCCGGAGTATTTGCCGTCGCGCTATAGAGCGCGGTGCCGGCGCCGTTGGGCCTCAATACGTAGGGCTCGGCCGCCGAGGCATCTGACCCGTCGATATCGCAGACCCTTCGCAGCGTCTGTTCTTCAACGATCTCGCCGGCGATTTCGCCCAGGGCATTAACCCGCTGCGTGATATTGGCCACGTCATTTTCCTCAATCATTTCCGCAGTGATCGAGATGCGCCGGCCGTTTCTCTTATTGCGAACTTCGTATTTCTCTTCCCCGGCGCCGATTTCCGGAAAGTCCTTCCCTTCGGCAACGCTATCGATCGCCGTATCCTCGGACAGGATCGATGCGTACTGCGTGATTTTTTTCGAGTCGTCCATATCGCGTACTAATTCCTGGCCGATGGTTGGCACGGCATCATACGCATCGTTGATGCCGGCAACCGTGAGCGCCCCTGACAGAAGCGGGAACGCAGAAGCCATGATAGCCCTCTGCTCGCCCATGATATTGACGCGCCCGGGAACCTGAACGTCACTGAGCGCCAGGAAAAGCTTCTTGAGATCGGTTACGTCTTCCCATCTCAGCGTCTCCTCGTCGATCAGCCTCTGGCATTTATGCATAAATGCCTCCGGCTCCCCCTTTGCCAGATCGCGCAGGCCCTGCATGTCGAGCGCATCGCTACCGACCTGAATGTTTGAAATCAGCCGCTTCTTTTTCCTTGGCTCCGCCATGTCCTCGTCTCCTTTAAAAAATTAAAGTATCCCTCGACCGCTTAAAATTATGCTGCGTTTACAAGAAGCCAGTAACTGACGGCTGCCTTGAAAATCATCCGCACGCGCGCCGTGTTTCGCAAAGTCGTACCAGCATCCCCGCCGGCATCGTCCGCAAGGTGCCCCTGCTTCTGTGGATAGTGTTCCTGACCGGCAACCTGCGCCAGGGCATTCGAACCGGATTCGCTGACCGTCTCCGAATCGCTCCAGTAAAGCAGCGCCCCTACAGCAGGATTGTTGGCAGTATCAAGGGCAAACTCGAACACGTCCCCGGGCCGCGGCACTATGATTTCATAGTAGCCAGCGCGATCGCCCGATTTGATTTCCTCATTTGCGATCGCCACGTTAGCAGCACCCGCGAAATCGGCATCCATCGGAACCCATTCGGTATTCGTATTCCCCGTGAGCTCGATAAGCTCGCCGCGCTTTATCGCCGCCGTGGTGCCGGCCGCGAAATTGCCGTACATGATCAGCGGTTCAGGAATGCCGAAAAGATTGTAACACCATCTTGCCTGATTAGTCGCCATTGCTTTCCTCTCCTAAAAAATCAACCTTCGTTATTTACCCTGCCACAAATACATCCGGAATTACGTCTATCCGGTGATCGATCGCATCAAAACCTTTTCGTCGAGCTCGTCGACCTTCGACCCCTTGGGCGCCGGATCCTCTTCTGCCCTTTCGATAGCAGCCGGAGCGGGTGTCCCCACCGGCGCCGCCGCCTTCGTGTGCAACTCCAGCATCTGCTTGCGCGCCTCATCGACCGACACGTTTTCAAGGATCAATCTATCCCCGGCATCTTCCATCCCGCGCGGTGTTATCGCCCGGATCTCCCGCGTACGTTTTTCCTCCGCGATTTCCTCAACCGGCTTCACCGCCGATTCTAACTTGAGCTCCTGAGCCACAACGGCAGCCGCCTCACCAGGAACTGCCTCCTCATTATCTTTTTTCGTATTTGCCATACCATGCTTCTCCTTTACAGTTAAAACATCTATTATATGCTTCAAGGCCCGCGCCAACGGTTCGACCTCAACTTTCTGCCCGTGCAGAAATTGCATTTTCAAAGCATCCTCGTCCGCCGGCACCGGTACCACGGATAGCTCATACAAGCTCCATGCGGTAACGATCCGCGCCGGTCCATCGATCCGGTTCTCCCCCCGGCCGTTCGATTCTCCTTCCTCGAGTACCAGCGTTTCGCCAGGCAGGAACGCCACTGATACCGCTTTCAAAAAGCCGGTCCTGACCAGTGTCCAAATGTCTTCCGCCCTTTCCGTCTCGGCAAAGGTTATGGTGGCCATCATTAATCGTTTCACAACTTTGATCACAGCGTTCCCGATTACCGCGCCGGCCTCCCAACGATTATGTGTATCCAGAACCACTGGGTTTTTCCGATACCGCTCGAGATCCACCCCGGCCATTCGGAGATACTCTTTGCCCTCAAAGGTGTCAACGCCGTTCTCAGTAGCCGCCACAAAAGTAACGGACCTGTTTTCTGCATTGATGTCCCGGACCTCCAGGACGTCCAGCAGCGCCCGCTCACAACCGGACCTGGCCACAGCCGTTTCACTCATATCCGCCTTCCTCCTTTCACCAGCCGAGCTTCATGCCCGTTGCCGTCACCATGTTCCTCATCTGCCTCTTTCACTTCCAGCAGATTAAAAATCCGTTTCGAAGCCGCCGAGGATCCCGGATCCTCAACCATTTTCTCCGGCAGCCCGAGCTCCTTCCTTCGGTCGGCCTCGGTTTTTTCTTCCAGCAGCCGTTGATCGAGCTGCTCTTCCCAGTCTTTCCCCTGGGCCGCGCACTCATCCCGCAACGTCGTAATGCCCATCAGCAGCTTGACCCGTGTCGCCAGGGCCTCCTTCAGCGGATCCACCCACTGCCAGCCGTTCGGGATCCACGTCACCGCCGTGATATCATCAACCGATATACCCGCCATGCGCGGATCTTTTCGCAAAAGCGCGTCCTCGAGGACCTGCGCCCATTGCCAATTAAGATACTTTTCCACAAACCAGCTTTGAAATACTTGGTATGTCTGCCGCGCCTCGAGCAGATCCGTGCGCGCCGATGAATAGTTTGATTGGCTGAAATCCTTCAGGACGATCTGCCAGCTTACCCCCAGGGCTGCACCGATGCGCCGGGCCAGCATTATGATAAACGGCTCGAGCTCGGGCGCAGGGAAATTCGGGATTAGAGTATCAAGGCTTTCATTCGGGTTTAGTTTAAAAATCATTCCCGGCTCGAGTTGCTGGTCCAGCTTATATTCATACTCCTTGGCCGTTACGTCCAAAAAGTCGGTGATCTGAAGATCCGATTTTATAAAGACCGAAAGACACGCCGCGATTTGAACCCGCTTGAGAGATGCCAAAATCAATAGGTCGAGATCCCTCAAGTCCTGCAGAATCGCATGGCAAAACGGCACGCCGTGTGTCTGCCCGGGCCGGCTGCTCAATTTCAAATGCTTGATCTCGCTCGCCGGCACCCGGTCGAATTTATTCCAATCCGCCACAGCCTTGGGATTGATCGTTAAATCCCCAGGATGATTTCTGCGGATCCAATATGCAACAGGAATTCCAATCTGATTCTTCTCAACACCATCCCGGATCTGATTGCCAGGCTCGGCCTTGGTGCCCATCGGCGCCCCCACCCGATCCGCCTCGATGACCTCAAGCCAGATTGGATCAGCATCAAACCGCTTCGCACGCTTAACCAGAACCCCGCCGTCCTCGAAAACTTTGGTCATAATCAATCCCTGCATCTCTCCATGCGTCCGCTCGTCGACAGGATCCAAAGCGTTCTGGCGTGATTTATAAACCGCCTCGATGCGCTTATTTTTTTCCGGCCTATCGGTAACCGCCTGGGGCCTCATTCCCGTCCCGATTATGTTCGTGACGAAAGTCCCGGTAAGCCCGGACCCGATCGGATCATCCCGGTTTAATTCCCGTGATCGGTTTCGCAGCGCCGGCAAATCCTTTAGCACCTCGGCATCCGCACTCTTGCCGGACCCCAGCCATGGCGTATTCGATCCTGATTTCTTAGCAGCCCGGTAACCCCGGGCCGACAGCATCGACAGCCACAGCTGCCGATATTCTGCATTTCGCTCCATCTCTCTGAAATGCGCCCGCAGAGCAGCCCGCCGCGGACTGAAAACACTCACTGCAAGATCCACGGATTTGTCGGCAGCCCTTCTTATCCCGTTTTTCCAATTCATCTCGCATGCCTCGTTTGTGTTTTGATAAGGCGTGTTTCGTCGGCCGTCGAACTCACTGCCGCCCTGGCCACCCCGAGCGCCGCCTTCAATCCCGACAGGCTCTCCCTGCGCCTCACAGACGCATTGCTCGCGCCAGCCTGGACCGGCAACCCAGCATTGATAGCCTCGGCAACTGCATACTTCTTGTTCGCCGTGGGCCAATCCGCGGCCAGTATGGCATCCGCGCATTCAGCCAGCGCCAGCTTAAAACTCGTCTCGGTAATTACTGCTGTTGCCATGATGTCCCTTCCGGCGGCAATAAAAAAAGCGGCTCTGGCTGGTGCACCAGAACCGCCTTATTATTGCCATGGAATATGAGAGCTGATCAGGCCCTCAAGTTAGATCCTTTCACTTCATCGATCGTCTCCAAAAAGAAAAGACTACAAAATCGAACTGCATTATATCCACTTAAGTATTACCGCAACATACAGTCTTGTCAATTATAAACCCTACAGACTGTACCAATTCTTTATTCCACCACCTTAACTGGTAGACACCATTTGTGCCCGCACGCCTTACATCGGAACCATACCAGGGCTGCCCCCGAGCTCGTACACACCGCCGCCTGGCTTAAGTCGTCCAGCCTGATCCGCCGGCACTTCGGACACGGCATTGGCCGGCGTTCAACCTTCAGCTTAAACCCCGGAAGCTTCTTCTTCTTGGGCCAAAACTTTAAATCGCGCGCACTAAGTCGCACGTCCTGAGTATCCACCGGTGGCTCCTGGATCTTGATATCAGGCCCGCACGGCGCCGCCTTCTTTCTCCCCGCCTTCTTTCTCCCCGCCTTCTTTTTCTTGCTCATTGGGCTCTCCCTATAAAACATTATCTGCCAATTAACCAGCCCGGCTTCTCGCCGCCGGCGTCCTTCAACGTGCCCGCTGTTTTAGCCGGCGCCACCTTCCTTGTTCCCGTCATCATCCAGACACCCAGCATGTCGGCCGCAGCTGCAGCATACACTTCGCAGTCCAGAAAATGCGTAGCGGCCCCCGCCGTCACCGGCACCCAAACATGTTCGGACCCCCCAGTCCGTTTATTTAACTTGATGATCTTGTGCTCCCCACAAATCTGATCCTTATATTCCTCGGTAACGTCCGCGTGAAGATACCACTCGATCTCGCCCTCGAGAGAATTGGACATTGACGTCGCGATCTTATCTTTATAGAAACTCGTGTCCAGGTGATACAGGACCAGCCCGCCCGGGATCGGCTTGTTTTCGCCAGGATACCGATCAATGCGTGAAGCCCGGTAGGGCAGCCCTGACAGATGGTCTTTGCCTTTGATCGGCCGTAGCTGCGCCCGCCGCGTCCGGCAAAACTTATACACCTCCGCCGTTCTGTATCCGGAATCAACGCAGCCCAGTCGAACCGGCAGCACCTCCCCGGATTTTTTTGCATAAGGCGTCTTGAAAAAAGGCCCGTCGAGATCCGGCAGGTCCGGAACCCGGCCGGCACGTATCAGATAAGACCGCGCCGCGCCCGGCGTATACCCCCGGATCGTGTAATAGCAATCCTTCATGTCCCCGTGAACGTCGGCGCCAGCCGTCAAAACAATTACGTCTTCCGGTATCGTGCCCACCATATAATCACCCTCCAGCCGCCCGAGCTCGTCGGACGTCCTCGATTCTAATTTCTGTTGCCACGGCTCCGCCAGCCAGGAATTAACAAAATTCATCAAGAGATTAATCGTCCCTTTCGATTTCAAAAACTCGGCCGCCACGTCTGACCAGCTAACCCACGGAGAGTATAAAGACGGCAAATGGAATCCCCAGTGGCTCGAGCGCGGCAGCTTACCTTTGATTTTCCCGGTCGCCGCTATCTTTAATCCCTCCGGACACCACACACCGCGCATCAACATCCTCCCCTTTGCATGATCGGGAATCCGCCGGCCGCACGCCGCACACTCGTACCACGCCAGCCGGCCCGTCTTTATCTTTTCGGGATCCCTGTCCTTCTCTTTAAATTTTACCTGCGGGAATAGCAGCAGCTGATACTCACCGCAGTGCGGGCACGGAACGTGATACTTAAAGCAAAGGGATTTATTTAATTCCTGCGTGATATAGCCATCCTCAGTGGTCGGCGTACTCGCATCTATGATTTTTCGATTCCAGAAATTCTTTGTGCGTTCGCCACTGAGCGCCAGAGGATCGGCCTCACGCCCGGAAAACGCCGGATACTTATTCACCTCGTCCCGAAACAGATATCTCGACGCCCGCTCCGATAATGACGCCGGCGAGTTTGACCACGCGAATGTGATGATCATATTTTTCAGATTATATTCGACCTTCGTAAGGTCATCGCCCAGGGCCGGCACCTGCTCGGCCAGCCTCGGTGACATCCTGATCATTGGGATCACGCGATTATAGCTCACGCGCTTTGCCACCTTTTCAACCGGATAGACAAAAAGCGTAGGCCCCGGATCCTGGTCGATCGCATAGGCCAGCATATTAAACAGCGCCTCGGACTTCCCGCACTGAGTCGCAAAGCACATCGTTATTTTTTCAACGGCATCATTGCAAAACGCGTCCATTGGCCCGCGCAAATACGGCGTCCGATCCGTTCGCCAGGGCCCCGGCTCCGGACACGTCTTCGCATCCAATATCCGATACCGATCCGCCCACTCGGACACCGTCAAGTCCTCCGGCATGCGCCAGGCTTTCCGTTCGGCATCAGACCAGACCGCACCCTTGGCTGATTTCAATTTAATCATAGACCCTCCCCAGCACAAAACCCAGCCCCACAGGTCTCATATCCCCCCTGTTTAACCGGTCCAAGCGCCCAGCCGGCCCAGCACAGCACCACCGCCACAGCGGCCGCCCTTGGCCATTCTCGACCCCATTCATTTTTGCCCCGCAAATATCATAACGATCCGCTTGATTTCTTCCTTTAGCAACACCTCGATCGCCCGGGCATTAAGCCCCTCGAGTCTCGGCGCCAGACGCCTGGGCAGCGCCAGCAGCGGCCGCTTCACCGCCAGGATCCGCGCCGTCCGATCGGCCTCGAGCTCCTCCACCGGCACAACCTTCCCCATGGCCGTCTCATACTTGAGCCGCTCCAGAAGCCCCCGATATTTTTTGAGTTCGGCATCATGTCTTTCTTTTTTCGATACGGTCTCGCCATTCCCCAGCCTGCCACGCCGGCGCCACTTCCCAATCTTTTTCAAATCATAATGTCCGCCCTTGCTAACCGGCATCCCGTCCCGGCGCCAGTTTTGCACCGTCCGGACAGTAACATCGAGGATCCTTGCCACTTCCTCTTGAGTCCGGACAACGCCTGCCGGCAGCTTCGGCTCCTCGAGCGCCTTCAGCTCCGAAAGTTCCCGGCGCGTCAGAGATTTGCCGGACTGCATTTTTTTCAGCAGGCCTGCATGTCTTTGCTTTTTCGCCACGTCTACAATACTTACTCCTGTGTTGGTATTTTTCTTTTTCATCATTCTCACACGGTGAAAGCATTGACATTTGAAGCCCGCCGAATTAAAATACTCTTGCTTCGATTACGGCGGCCGCACAAAGCTTACATGCTATCACCATGTAAGTTGGTTCGATTCTTATCGGGCCCGGCCGCCTTGTTTTCTTTTCGTCTTTATCAACCTGGCCTTCTTGCCGGTAAAGTCTTCCCATCGCTTCACTGCGACGTCACAGAAGACCGGCTCGATTTCAATAGCATAACAGCGGCGCCTGACGCGCTCGGCCGCTATGATTTGTGAGCCGGATCCCGAGAACGGTTCATAGCAGACATCGCCCGGGTCCGTATGAACGCGCATGGGAATCGCGAATATTTCGGTCGGCTTAACCGTGGGATGCATCCCCGCTGGCGGGCGGCCCTTCCCTTCGTAGTCGATCTCCCAGACGTCTGAATAGTATTCTGGGCTTGCAGGATCGCCGGAACGCAGGAATGAAATATCCCATATCGTGCCGCCCGATTTATTAGCGGCCGCCGTAAAATGGGGTTTATTCCCCTGTGGCCAGCCGAACAGGCATGGCTCATGCCGCCATGGATAAACAGAATATGTTAAAAGTATACAAGGTTTTACCCATATGATTTGTTGATGATCTATTATTTTTATTGATTTGCATGCATCCCTAAGTTCCTGATATCTATTTGAAGCATGCCAAACGTAAACTGGCACGTTCTTTTGACTGAACCTCAATCCTATATTAAGAAATGTCTTGTAAAACTTTTCGGCGTCCTTGATAGGTATTTCATGATATAATTCGGACCAGTTTTTTCCTGCCTTCGGCCTGTCGTCCCCTGTATAATTCACACAGAATGGCGGGTCCGTTGCGAAAAGTCTGGCCTTTGTTTTTCCCATCAGGCGCATAACATTCTTTTCATCAGTGCTATCTCCGCACAAGAGCCGGTGCTTTCCAAGGATCCACAGATCCCCCCGCTTCGTCTTTGCCTTTTTTGGCGGGTCCGGGATATCGTCTGGGAGGGTCTTGCCTGCGCCGGCCTCCTCGTATCCGAGATCATCAACCTCTTTTTGTAGTTCGCGCAGGCGCAGATTGACGAAGTCCTGCCCGAGTTCCTTCTGCAATTTCTCAAGCATCGGCGCGACTGCCGCCGTCCAGGTTCCCATTATCGCAGGATTGTTCAGCGTGATGGCGATCTCGCGCTCCCGGGATTTCGGAACGTCCACGACTATCGCCAGGGCGCGCTTCACGCCGTCGGCGATCAGGACGTCGTAGCGCTGATGGCCCGCGATGATATTCATCGTCCGCTTGTTGATTACCATCAGGTCGATGTATCCATAGCGCTCGAGGCTGACCGCCAGCCCCGCCCGGGCGCCCTCTGTGATCTCGCGTGGATTGTCCGGCGCGGGGTTGACGTCCTTCAGGCAAAGCATCCTCACCACCGGCTTTACGTTGATTTTCGATTTCATTTGATTCCTCTCAGATACGAAAAATAATAATTTCGTGATTTCAGGTTAAACGCCACTTCTCTCATAGGTAAAAGATGCTAAAACACGAACACGAAAGGCGAAAATATTTTTGTCTATCACTTTTTTGGCGACCTGCGTTAAC